GTGTCTTAACCCCTTGACCAACGGACCCTGAGCTTTTTCAACTCTTTCTATTATACCCACTTTTAGAATCTTGTCAAGAACTTGAGATAAATTTTTCTTATTTTTTATTTTTTGAAAAACAAAAAGCCTACTGTTGTAAGCTTTCTGTATCATATATCTTAAAATTAAAGCATCTTGTTGTATCGCTTTTTTGAATATTAAGTAAGTTATTTTATACTTCCTTAACGCTTGATACTAGGGTGTTTATTTATTTTCGTTTTTCCTTTGAATATGTTGGAGTTTCTTCCTTACTCCACAAATCACTGAACATAAATTTATACTTTTTTAATGAGTTCAGCAGGCAAGAAGCTAGCACGTTTTAAAACGTGCTATTTTTATATATTTCTATTTAAAATAGTAGAATATATAACTAGATTATTACTTTCTATTTAAAAGCCTAGTTTTGTTGGTTTCTAAAATAGTACCGCATATTATAGGTTCTTGTAAGTTGTAAAAAATTCTTAAAAAGGTCACTAGAAAGGACTTTAATGAAGGAGTTCAGCAGGCAAAAAAAGGTACCAATTAAGGTACCTTTTTATCGATATAATTTTCTTCTTATTTCGTTCAAATCATTAGAATTCAACAATTCGCCTTTGTGCAGTAGTGCATAACTTATCATTCCGCTATCTATCTTCCTCAAAGAGTCCAATTTCACAAATGACGGCTTAAGAAAAGGTGGATTATAAATTGATAATTCATGATTTGTAGGAAATAATAACTTATGCTCTTTACCTTTAATACTTGATACATCTATTAAATCTACTTCATTATTCCGATAAACTTTAGTAATTAAATACGGTCTATTATATCTTGCTATAGTCCCATTTTTAAATGGTAATTTTGCAGAAATCGCTTGCCCTTCTTTTAGAATATCAATACACCACCAATTCGTTATTGTCCATATATACATTATAGACTTCTTCTTCTGCTTCTTCTGAATTTGAAAAATCAAAAAGGAAGTCGTATAAGCTGTCAGTTATTTCTATGTTGTCATCAAATAGGAATTTTATACCATTAATTGTATCTTCCTTCATTGAAACAGAAGTTCTTGCATTCAACAACTTCTCTATTTTATCTGTTTCCTGTAGCATATCATCAATTGTTATAACATTTTTATCTTGATCATACGTGCAATCACTATTTATACTATCATGGAATCGTCTATTCCAAAAATCAAATTGGTGTGTTAACTCAGATAAAACCTTAGCAGATAAATGGCCGAACAATTTAATTGTAGTGTCCATGGTTTCCAACTGAGATTGGGTAAAGTCTGGTTTAAATTTATAACTCTCATCGATAAAATCTTGATAATTATATTGATATCTCTCTCTAACTCCATCTACAACACAACCTTTGGCAAATGCTCTAATCTTTTCTCTAAAAAGTGGCTCCTCATTATTAGTTAGATGAACCATATAAGCAAAAAATAATAATTTTTGAAGCTTCATATTGCCATCAAAACTGTTATTAAAACTATTGGGATCTTGTTTTATAATAGCTTTTGCTAAATCAGTCGCTGTCAACATTTTAACCACTCCCCCTTTTAATATTTTTATAAAAAATAATTCCAAAATCGGATTAACATACTTGTACTAAATCAAATTTTAAAATCTAACCAATTCTAATGTATAATTTTCTATGCCATTTGTCAATTATTTGTCTCGGAATTTTAATATTATGACTCTTCGTATATTCAAAAATAATTATTTCCCGAAAGTTTCTTTTCCTTCTTATTCATATCCACCGAATGAAGTACTATATCACGATACTTCCAAGTTGACACCAAGTAATCTAGTAACTCTTTATCAAGTACTTTACAATAGCTTAACTGTGTATTCATTCTTTAGTATTGGTACACTATAAGTCACGTTTACCCAATGTTCAAAACTCAGGTTAGTTTCTTCAATCAAGGCTATAATCCGATCTATGACATCATCTATATAATTAAAATTCAATTAGATTTTTAATAACTAAAATAGTGTTTACTGAAAGTCAGTTTGTATTTTAAACGTTTTATTAAAAAACTAGAATTTTACCATGATTTGTTAAGTTTTTATCCCCTTTTCGTCTGAAGTGCTCCGACTTGGAAAAAGTTCCCTTCACCGGTACCCTACTGGGCAGAAAGATTTTTTAAAAGGTGGGGGGAGTCAATATCCTTTCAATTCCACAAATCTTTTAGCGATTACCTTTCTACGGCTATTTATATAACGAGTAGTTTTATTTAGTTTCTCTGCCACGTCTTCCCAAGTCGCACCAGCTTCTAAATATCTCATTTTAAAAATTACTAGATCACTTTCAATTAAGTTTTCCATCAAGGTATCTACAACTAGTTTGAAGCCTTCTAAATATCTTAGTGTTTGGTCTTCTTCAATTCTAATGATTGTCGCTTCAGTAGGACTAGATACTGTCTTGCCTTTCCCACCAGTATAATCTTCAGTGCTATGTTTCTTATTATGTATCAGTTCCTGTCTTCTCAAATAAATTTTATTAGCAAGCGTTCTATATCGTTCTAACTCAATATCTATCCCGTCCAGGTCTCTGTTACTCAACTCGTACATAGGCAAGTACCTCCACTTAAATTTAAAAATTTTTTTATCTTTCAATTTGTCAAATTGTAAATTCTGTCAAACTGACAAAAAGTGCTAAAAGCCTTCCAACACTCCACTTACCAGGTATCATTGTTTTAAGTTTGACAACTCTTCAATATGGCAAGTTCAAGGGAAATTTCTTTAATTTATCCCCTCAGTTTCTCATATCTTACATTCTGTGAAACTCACTCCATTCTGTAACCCCCTGATATACCTTGCTTTCAAGCTATTACTTCTTTTCAGTTTATGCTTACTTTGTTATGTGAAACTTAGTAAAGCATAAAAGTAGGACTAGCGATATCTCTTCTGTTTCAGCCATATATCACTAGCCTTACTTAATTTGTTCCCTATTTTTCTAAATACTCTTTAATGTCCCGATATTCCTTAGAAAAATTCATCCACCCGCTAATATCAGGGTTTAAGAATGGTAAGACAGTAAGCGGACTTACTTCCGTTCGATATAGCAATAGAGAATGTTTCTGACTTATTTCTCTGACTACACCTGTATGGATTTCTTCTACATCCTTCTTTAGTTCTTGAATTTCATCATATGCGTCCAGAATTCGTCTAAGTTTCTTTCGGTATTGTTTATAAATCTTCTTAGTTTCCATCCGTTGCTTAGTTTCTTTAAAAATGTATTCAAAGATGACTGCATTAGCTTCTGAAAAATCACTATTATATTTTTCCTGAAGAGAATTAATAGCATTTTCCATCTTTTCAAGCTGTTCCAAAGACTCTAAGTTGTTTGACAAAAAAGAATCTATATTCTCAAATGAAACTGTTTGATTGCCTAAAAGACTCTTTCTTTTTTCGCTTAACTGTTCTCGTGCTGAATTAATCTTACTTTTTTTATTATCTAGATCATTCAGTGTTTCAAATACTTGATTAATATCCATTTCTTTCTCCTAATTCCATTCAACAATGTAGCCACAATCTGATTCAACTTTTTTAACATCAAATCGAGTATGCAAAAACAAACGTTTCCCAAAATAATCAACTGAATCTAACCAGCTAAGTGTGTCTTTCTTTCGGTCAAATAATGTCACAAAATTTTCAAGATCTCCGATAAATGCTTTCTTATCTCCTTTATTCCCTAATGTTATATCATCTACAATTAAAAAGTTATCTACAAAGAATGTCTCACTTGTTCCTGTCTCTTTATCAACTTTAAGAAGATAGTTCCCTGAAGTGTCTTTTATTTTTTCTAAAACGTTAAATAACGATTGACTGACAACCATAGATACATTACGCTCTGGATTGATTAAAGAAACAATAGATTTCAAGTCGTCTATACTTGTAGCAGTTTGAACATTAGCAGTCTGCAAGATTTTCCCGATTTCTCTATTTCGTGTTCTACGTTTTAATTTAATAATCTTCTTGCCAAGAAAATCCGTTAAATTATATTGACCGTCATCTAATTGCTCTTGTGAAAAATCAAGTTTTCCACTGAATAATCTAACTAAGTAATCAACGCTGATTGTTTTCTTTTTATCTGCTTCTGTTCTTTCAACCGATTCTTCCCTAACTTCTTGTAATGAATTAGATTCAAAGTCATTTACTTCATACTTCCCACCACGGGTACGAGTCTCAATAACATTTACTAGATCAACCAGTTCTTTACGTTGATGTTCATCTTCGTAACTATCAAGGATTGGTTTTTCAATGAGTACATGATTATTTTCTAAGTTCATCCCTCTAGTGTTATAACCTGTACTTCGGATATAAGCTTCTAGATTTTCTTTTTGTTTAGCTAAGTTAGTTGTCATTTTTTTCTCCTTTTATCTTTTAATATCTGATTTTTGTTTATAATTTTTTCTAAAATTCTTTGCTCTTAGTTTTTCTTTTATGATTCTTCGAGCTTTTAGAATCATTTGTTCTAGATCTTGATTTGTCTTGTTTGTCAGCATATTTTTCTAGTATTTCTTTTTTCCGTTTTTCTAAGTTTTCGTCATCTTTTTTGCACTTTGCAAATATTTGTTGTCTTTTCTTTGGATCCATAGAAAATTTATCTGCTACAACATACCCTAAAGAAGTATCTCCTGCCATAATACTCACCCCCTTTCAATGCAAACAAAAAGGGACATACCACTAGCACTATTTGCTTTCGGCATGTCCCTGAGTTGTTCTCAATAGACTTTATTTTTTTGTTTCTTTCTTACATAGATGGGTAAATTTCCCATCTGAATAGAATAAAGTAATTTCTCCAAATTTTGGAACTTTTTCTATTTCAATTATACCACATTTTTCATAAACAACAAACCCTTTTTCTGTTGCAAATCCCATTCCGTCTACATTCATTAAACTATCTCTCCTTTAAATTTATTTATTGTGTATCGTTTGTCTTTGATAGTGAAAGCCTTAAAAGCATTACCCTCTAATCCCTTCAAGATTCTACTTGAATTTCTAGCATTATAAACTGTTCTTAGTTCGCTACTATCTAGATTCGTGTTAAAAATTGTAGTTTCTCGATTATTGATAATATCAAATAGAAAATCCTGTTCCCAGTCACTCTTAGGACTGATTGTCCCATTCTTCGCTCCCAGGTCGTCAATGATTAGAAAATCTACATTGATTAGTTTTTTAACTGCTTCATGTTCCGTTAAACTAGCATTCTTACCATACTGCCAACCTTCTTTTATTTGCTTTATAATTTCAGTTAGACTTACAAATAAAACACTCTTAGGCTCTTTCCTTTCTTTGAAGCTCTCATTTATTTCTTTTGCCATTGCAAGAGATAAATGACTTTTCCCTATACCTGTACTTCCACTTATTAAAGTATTGCCTGTCATACCATTTAGGTACTTTTCAACTTGTCCCCTAGCAAAGTCTAATAGTTGCCGTTCTTCTGTTGTGTTAACAATGAAGTTATCGAATGTTGCACCTTTTAACTCGTTCGGGATCATACTTTCACGCATTAAGACATCATAGGTTTTAAAATATTCTTGCCTATCTTTAAACTCCTTTACCAGTTCTTTTTCTTTTTGCTCAATTTCCTCTTGGCCACATTCAGGACAAAATTCTAGCAAACTTCGTTCCTTGCTTCCTCGTACAGGTATTGAGATTTCCCAATAGTTTACCTGGTGAATCTCACATACTTTTTCAGATAACTTTCTGTTGTTATATTCTTTAAATTTATCTTGCATTTTTTAACTCCTAAAATGGTAGATCTGGAAAGTTATTGTCTGGCTTACTTTTAGAAATTTTAAGTTTTTGATTTAAATAACTATCAAACTTAGAGCCGAATAGTGTTTCAGGTCTTAAATATTTAAAGAACTCAGGATTATCTTTCCATTCTTCCGTTTTTACATCAATCACCTGTTTAAAATCTTCAAGTGTATATCCTTCTTTGAATCGTGCCATTATATGCTTTAGATTCTTATCGAGATACTTATAATTTTTCCCTACAGAATGATTAAGATAAGCAAGAGGAATTCTAACTAAATACCTTTCTGGCTTGCCTTTTGTAATTTCTTCAATCATTTTTGGTGTTAGCCAATCAGGGAAAGTAAAGTCAGGTTTTCCTGACAATATATATTCTTTATCTAACTCTTTATCTTTATCTAACTCTTTATCTTTCTCTAACTCTTTATCTAACTCTATCTCTATCTCTGTTGGACATGAGTTGGAAGCAGTCTCTAATTTTTGGACATTCTCCAATTTTGGTGAATTTTGACTATTTTTTCTTTGGTCTCGCTTGTATTTTGCCCAGTTTGTTTCACTCTCAACCATGGCTTTTGCTTGCGATAATGTAGCATGTCCATCATCATCAATCTGAATTAGTCCACATTTTGTAAAATATGCGACTGTCATATTTATATCATCCTCGGACACATCCAATTTTAAAGCTAGTTCCTGTACCAAATTATCAAAATATCCCTCATAGTATAAAATACAGTCATCTTCTAAGCTCTCCAACATAAGACGGATATAAATAACCGTCATAGTGTAGCCGCCTGGCATATGTTTAAGTCGTTTAATAAAAAGATTATCAAAAAACTTCTTATCAACTTTCAACCAAAAATATACTTTAGTCTTTGCCATCTTCCACCCCCAGGAACTTCAAAATGTCCGTAACTTTGTAATAAACTTTTCTTGTATCTTCTAGTGGTGGTTGATACCGTCTTAGTCCTGCGCTTTCCCACTTCTGCAAGGTTTTGTATTTTATATCTAACTCGTCCATGGCTTCCTGTGCTGACATTAAACCAGTTAGTCGTGGTTTAGGTCTTTCTCGGACTGCTAGATAGTTTTCTACTACTGTGCTGATTCTATTGGTTAAATCATTTTCGCTTTCTTTACTCAAACTAAACATACTTAACCCCCTTTATTAACCATTCCAAGTTGGATATACCGTCCATAGTAAGGATCTAAATCATTACTTGATTTTTCTGATAGATTTTTAGGATTTATTTCCATACGTTTGTCAATAAGTTTTAAACAAAGGAATACTACTCCTATAACTAAAAGTAAGATAAAAGCCTGTGTATTGGTCAAATCTAATTCATTCATGTTATGCCCTCGCTTGATAGTTCTTGATGTAGTCCACTTGGTTGCTTCGTTCCATCTTCAGGAAGTCGTCCACCTCTTCGGTGCTTACTTTTCGATCTACAAAATCAGCAATAAACTGAAAGAGGTTCGGGTGTCTCTCCTTGATTTCAGCCATTTGTTTATCAAATTCTGCTTGTGTCATGTTGTCTAGGTCTAGTGTCATTTTATTACTCCTAGTCAATCATCATTCCACGAGTATATAAGGATGAGTCTGTCCATGAATCCAAAACGTTCTTTTTCCCTCGTTTTTTCTTTGCGATATCAACCGCTATGACTTCCCATACATAATTCAATAATTGGCTTTGTTTCATTGGGTGGGTATTTTCTTTAGTTATCTCAGCTAGGTAAGTGTTTAAGAAAAGAAATCCATCAAAGTTGGAAAGTAGCTTTATAAACTTAGTATCACCCCAAAAATTTCTGTAATAAGACTCTTCTCGTTCTTCTAGTTCACCTATTACCTCAGCAATCACCCTCTGTTTCATCTTCTCTGTTTGTTCCTTTAGCGTTTGCTGTTGTTCATGGTATTCTGTGCTAGTTAGTTCATTATAAACATCATCCAAGTCATTCAATACCCTACTGATTGCTCTTTTAGCTATGATATTTCTAACTCCTGTAAGACTTCCTTGTATTTCTTCTAATTCTGTTGAAATAGCTTCTAATTTATCCGCTAACATGTTTTTTACCTCTGTTTCTTTGTTTGTGTGATTGCCTTGATGGGCTTTTAATGATTGTTTCTTATACAGGATAATTTCACCACTCCAAACGCTGGGCAGTTGCCCCAAGTTGGCGAACGCTTGTAGCGGTGTTTCATGAGTAATTACCCATCTTTCAGCTAAACAAGGCCTTAGAATCACCCTGTCAGCTTTTGATTTCAAAACCTTTTCTAATTGCTTGCCTGCTCTTCGGTTTTTCTTTAGATATTTGATAGAATAGATATTTTTTGCTATAATCAGAGCATAGAAAAAATTTCTATATCCTTAATCTTGTCGCTTGCTCGCCTCGTCTAAAATTTGAGCAAGTGATTTTTTTATTTTCTTTTTGCATGATTACTACCTGATTTTGGTTTATAAAGCAAGTCTTTACTTTCGATAAGATCTAGAATCCAACTGATTCCCTGTTCTACTGTTTCAAGAAATGCGCCCAGGTCTTCACTGTCCAAGTTCTCGTAGTTCATACAAAGATATTCAGCTAGTTGTCTGTCTTTCTCAACTAGCTTTTTAAAATCCTTGGAATACTTGGGAATTTCTAACCCCTTGGCATTTGTAACTGTCTTAAAATCATTTTCCATTTTCTATACTCCTATACTTTAATAATTAGTTCTTTAATTTCTGAATACCCCCTATTCAAGTTAATCATAGCTATTACCATATCTTCCAAGCGCTGATAGCTTGTCAGTTCTACACTTGACAACCCATCGATACCGTTCTTACTTTCTCGCTCCTTCATGAGTTGCGCTTTATTCTTCCCTGTCACTCCCTTTAGTAGTAAGTTTGTAAGAGTACTATAGGCATGCTTGGGGGCTTTCTCCCATGTTTGAATAGCTTCAGTTAAACTTTTACGCTTTGGCTTTTCCAGTTCTCTTTGAAGATAGCGTTTAGAAAGTTCATCACGCATTTCAAAAAAGGCTTTGACCAGGTTCTTCTTAAACTCTTTTACGGGTTCTGTATTTCGTAAGTAAGTGATCAGCAATGTTGCTTGTTGCTCGTTCAAAATATAATCCCGTACATTTTGCCCACTCTCTGAAGGTGAAATTTTAAATGTCACCTTTCCAAAACTCTCAAAGTCCTCTCGGTGTTTATTCAGCAAAATCTTCAAATGTCTGTGCTTAATTTCAGCGCATTCTGCAACGATACTGCTCAGTGTATACGGCTCTTTCTTGCCGTCCATATAAACCAATTCCATTGGTTCGCTCCTTTCTTCTTGTTGCTCGTGCTTGCCACCTAAAACAGTACCAAAGTAAATCATTGAGGTAGGGAAAATTTAGGAGAGAATAAACCCCTACAAACCCTTGATACTGCCATAGGTAGCAAGCAAAATATTTCTAGATTCTGTCTTATGCCCCTTTCTAGTAATCTTCAGCAAGCCATTCCATGGCTTTTTGGTAAATGCTCGGCTTGACTTCGCCTCCGTCTCGAATTTTTCGATAGGTAACTTGTGTAACTCCGATTTCTTCGCCTGCTTGCTTTGCAGTCAATTTCTTGTCTGCCTGCTTTCGGCGAATCGCTTTTGCTTGTGTTGAGGTAATAAGCAATGAAGTTCCTCCTTTCTTTTTCGCCACATTATGGCGTTTTCGTATCAATAATACACCACTTAATGATACTTTGTCAAGTTTTTTTATTATTTTTTTAAAAAAATTGCCAAATTGTGGCGCATAATGGTATAATTGCTACGAGGTAATAATAAAATGAATAGACTAAAGGAATTAAGAAAAGACAAAAAACTAACTCAAGTAGAATTTTCTAAAGAAATCAAAATACCATATAGAACCATACAACGTTGGGAAAACGGTAAAAGCCAAATCAAACCAGAAAAAGCTCAATTAATAGCCGATTACTTTAATGTAAGTGTTGCCTATCTACTCGGATATAGTGATGACCCAGAAACTCCATTTAAAGAATATAGTCCTACTCCTCGTGAATTTGCTTCTTGGAGAGAGTTCGATTATATGCAACTTTCTAAAACTGACTTAGATTTTGATGTATATCAAACATTAAGAAAAGAAGTAGACCCCCTTCTGCTAGAATTAATTCTTAATTATTCTTTTTCTGAAGAAGAAGAGAGAGAGTTGTTAAGAGAAATTGCAAAAAAATTTGCAAAAAACGATGCTGTTTCTTTTTTAAAACTTGATAATAAAAAATAAAATATTTAAATCAAAGGAGTAACTCGCATGGGATTTTTTGACACTGTAAAACAAGAAGGTAGTTTTTCTACTGCATCTGGAGTAAATGGACTACACTACGTTGTCCTCCAGGTAACGTTGAAAGAAAAGTTTTTCGGTACTGGATCAGGAAACCTTACAGAATTAGAAGATGTTATCAATAAACAAGCTTCAAAAGGTTATCGCCTGCATACCATCACAACCGCCAATGGTGGAAGCAAAGGACTAGGTGGTGGTGACCGTATTCAAGCCACAATGGTATTTGAGAAGATTATCTAATCAATATCCTTTATAAGCTCCATAATCGCTTTATTTTCTTATCTGGTACAATTTGCCGTCTGACTACTTAAAATCGAAAATAGGGGCATTCTCGTAGCTCCTAGCATGGTCTAAACTCAAAACCTTTTCTAATTGCTTGCCTGCTGATGGAAAGGAATATTATGCAAATAAAACAAATCACAAAAAAAGACGGTTCAATAGTATATCGTGCTAATGTCTATCTTGGTGTTGATAAAGTCACTGGAAAAGATGTAAAAACAAGCATAACAGGGAGAACAAAAAAAGAAGTTAAGCAAAAGACAAAAGAAGCTGAAATTGCTTTTTTACAAAATGGATCTACTAGATTTCAGGCTTCTAATATTACTACCTACAAGGAACTAGTTTCCTTATGGTGGGAAAGTTACAAGCATACAGTGAAACCTAACACACAATTAAACGTTAGAAGACTGCTAGATAATCATATCTTGCCCTTATTTGGCTCTTATAAGTTGGATAAACTAACTACTCCACTTATTCAAAACGTAGTCAATAAACTTGCTGACGAAACCAATAAAGGGGAAGAAGGTGCTTTTCTATACTACGATAGCTTACACGCTTTAAATAAGCGTATTTTACAGTATGGTGTAGTTATGCAAGCTATACCGTTTAATCCTGCTCGTGAGGTAATATTACCTCGTAACACTCAAAAAGCAAAGCGAGAAAAAATAAAGCATTTTGATAACCAAGAATTAAAAAAATTTCTTGATTATCTCGATAGTTTAAACTTGAATAAGTTTCGTTATTACTACGAGAATACACTTTATAAGTTTTTGCTTGCTACTGGTTGTCGTATCAATGAAGCTTTGGCCTTGTCCTGGTCTGATATTGACTTAGAAAATTCTGTTGTACATATCACAAAGACTTTAAACTATAAGCAAGAAACCAATAGTCCAAAATCAAAATCAAGTCTAAGGGATATAGATATAGATCAAGCTACTGTTAGTATGTTGAAACAGTACAAACGTAGACAAGTGCAAGAAGCTTGGCAACTTGGACGCTCTGAAACTGTGGTATTTTCTGACTTTATTCATGAATATCCTAATAATCGAACCTTACAAACTCGATTAAGAACCCACTTTAAACGGGCAAAGGTAACTAATATAGGTTTTCATGGCTTCAGACATACACACGCTAGTTTATTGCTTAACTCTGGAATACCCTACAAAGAACTTCAGCACCGTTTAGGTCATTCCACTTTATCCATGACTATGGATGTTTATAGTCATCTCTCAAAAGAGAACGCAAAAAAAGCAGTCTCATTCTATGAAACTGCACTAAAAAGTTTATAA